GAACCACAGGGACCTACGCTAAAGCTCCGGCCTTCACTTCGTTCAGGGCGTGATATTAATTTATTAGCGGTACATGAGAGTTTGCGGAAAATGAACGATTATGTTTTAGATTTACCACCGGAATTTTGTCAATATCAAGATGAAGGCTGTGAATTTGCACCATCGTGCCTGAATTGTCTTCTGCCGGTTTGTGTTTATGAAGAACCGGCCGGTAAAGAAAGGCTTATGAAGAAACGCCGGGCTGCAAAAATGGAGCAATTATTTGTGAAAGAAGGTAAAACCATCAGGGAGCTGTCGCAAATTTTTAAAGTAAGCAAACGCACCGTGCAAAGGGCGCTAAAGGTTTCCTTCGGGGAAAACGGAGTGTATTCAGCGAATCCAAGGAGTGAAAAGTGAAAGACGAATTTAAACCCGTTGACTTAAACCGCCGTGACAACGATAGAATGAGACGGTATCGTGAACTGCTGGATTTCTACCAGGGGATACAATGGCCGGGCAGGGAGCGGATGGGAGAGAAACGTTTGACCTTCAATTATGCCCGGGTGGTCGTGGATAAAATAGCTTCCTACCTGATGTCCGGCGTCAAGTTTGTCGTCGACCCGGGTGAAGACACGGTGCCAGGCCGGGAGAAAGCGCGCCGTGCCGAATCAGCGTTGCAGCAGGTCTATGATGCGAACGGTTTGGAACAATTGGACTTTGAGACCGAAGTCGATTGCGCGGTGCTGGGAGATGCTGTCTATAAAGTCATCTGGGATACGGAAACGGCCGGCGTTAGAGTTACTGCGCCCGATGTTCAGGGTATTTATGCCTGGCAGGGCGGTGATGATGCTTCGCGGGTTTGGCGCATTGCTTCGCGGTATTACCTCGATGTTGATGTCGCGGCTGCGATGTACGGCATTAAACCGAAAGGGAAAACTACGCCCGTAGTTGAACTCTGGACGGCGGAAGAATTCGAGCTGTGGGTAGATGATGCCAGGATGGAGAAGAAAACCAATCCGTACGGCTTTATTCCCTTTGTGATTTTCCCCAATCTGCGGGATCCTAAAAAAGTTTGGGGTGTTTCCGACCTGACGCAAATGATGGAACCGCTGCGGGAATTCAACCGGGCGATGTCACAATTGTCACGCATCCTGGAATTGTCCGGCAACCCGGTAGCCGTGCTGGAAAACGTGGAAGAATCAGAGGATATTGCGGTCAAACCCGGCGCGGTCTGGAACATTCCGGAGGATGCTAAAGCCTATCTGCTGGATTTACTGCAGGGCGGCGGCGTGCAACTCCACATTGACTATATCAATCTATTATACCGCACTTTGCATGATGTTTCGGAGTCACCGCGGGCGGCTTTCGGCGGCAGCGATAACAATCTCTCCGGAGTAGCACTGGAGATTGAATTACAGCCGCTTTTACAGAAAGTGAGCCGCAAGAGAGCCATCCGGACGGTGGCATACAATCAACGGAACAGAATGATTCTGAAATTACTGGAAAAATATCGCGGCGATGATTTTGGCGAATATAACCTTAGAGTGGCCTGGAGTCCGGTGCTGCCCCGCGATATGACGCAACTGGTGGCAAACGAGCAGGTACTGGTGCAGGGCGGCATCCATTCGCGGCATACCGCAATGTACGAGGTGGGAGTCAAAGACCCGGATACAGAATTTCAAAGATGGCTGGAAGAAAGAGACGCCATTTTAAAGATGAATCGTGATTTGAATGTACGACCGTCTAAAGGGGCGGCTGGAGAGTGAGCGATTACGCCGATTTTAGAGGTAAGCAGTAAATAAATTTAAAGGAGGGAAAAATTGATCGGGGAAGAAAATAAAGACAATGTGCAGGAAAACAATTCCGGCGCCGGTACTCAACCGGAACGGAAAGAGGCCGGGTTCGCGCAGATAATCGCGGACAAAGACACCGAAATCGCCGCGCTGCGAAAATCTGAGACCGAGTTAAAGGAAAAATTGGCAGCTGCCGGTAAATCCTTAGCAGAAGCGGTGGCGGGTTATAAAAGCAGGGTATTGCAGATGAATCCGGGGATTACCGAAGAACTCATTAATGGGGATACGATTGAGACCGTAAACACATCCCTGGAAAAGGCAATCAGTCTGGTGGGGCGCGTGAAGAAATCAGTGGAAAAAGAAATATCGAATATCAAAGTGCCGGCCGGCGCACCAGGCAGACGGGCATCCGATTTATCGGCGCTCTCACCGCGGGAAAAAATTCAATACGCAATAGGAGGTAAAAAATAATGGCACTAACATTAGCGGAAGCATCCAAACTTTCCAATGATATCCTGCTCCAGGGGGTGGTGGAGACAATCGTGAAGGAATCCCCGATTCTCCAGGTCATGCCTTTTATCGAGATCGTCGGGAATGGACTGACATACAATCAGGAAAAGACCCTGCCGGATATCGATTTCTATGATGTCGGCGATAACTGGACGGAGTCGACGCCGACCTTCGAACAAAAAATTGCCAACCTGAAAATTATGGGCGGCGACGCGGACGTGGATAATTTTCTGAAAGCGACCCGCAGCAACGTCCAGGACCTTGAAGCAGCAGTGGTGGAACTGAAAGCCAAAGCGCTGAAGAATAAATTCGAAGATACGTTCATTTACGGCGATTCTGCCGGCAATGCCAAACAATTCGACGGCTTGAGGAAACTGATCAATACCGGTACGGCAAGTCCACAGGTAATTGCCACCGGCGCCGGCGGCGCGACGCTCACATTATCGATGCTGGACCAGTTGATCGATGCTGTCAAAGGCGGCAAACCGGATATGCTGCTGATGAGCCGCCGTTCACGACGTAAAATTAATGCACTGGTAAGAGCATCGGGCGGAATGATGGAATCCAACCGCGACAGCTGGGGAAATTTTATCCAGTACTGGGACGGCGTTCCCATCGGTGTCAGCGATTGGGTGCTGGATACGCATGTTCTAGCCGGTGGTGTGGAAACGGGGACTACCGGCGGCGCGTGTTCCTCGATTTATGCCCTGCAGATGGGCGAGGGCGCTCTCTGCGGCCTGACAGCGCCGGGCTTTGTCACGGTGGAACCGATCGGTTCGCTGGAAACCAAAGATGCCAGCCGCAACAGAATTAAATGGTATGTATCATTGGCGCTTTTCAGCGCCATCAAAGCCGCGGCACTGATCGGCGTGCAGGATAACTAAAACAAGCAATCAGCTTTCAGCTGTCAGTTATCAGTTTACATAGCTGAAGGTTGACGGCTGAAAGCTCCTTAAGGGGTGGAATATGAATTTAGTCGATATGAGAGTGATTGTCCGGCGGGACCTGCATGACGAAGATGCCAATAATTACCGTTGGACGAACGACGAACTGGACAGGCACATCGGCCACGCGGTGAAAGATTACTCCGATGCTGTGCCGCATGAACTAAAAGCGATTACAGCCACGACACCAGGATCGAGGGATATAGATATTTCGCTGCTGAGCGACCGGATAATGATAGAAGCCGTCGAATATCCAATCGGTAATTTTCTCCCCAGATACCAGCGTTTTTCTTTGTGGGCTGATGTAATCACTTTACTCTGCGATGAGATACCTGACGGTTCCAATGCCCGCATCTATTACGGGCAGTTGCATACTCTTAACACCGGCAGCTCGACGATTGCGGCATGGCACGAAGATTTGATTACCGCCGGGGCTTGCGGTTATGCGGCGGTGGAATGGGCAGTTTATGCGGTCAACCGCGTTAATGCAGGCGGAAACACTACTGCCGCAGACCTGCTTGGCTGGGGCAGGGAGAAACTGAATTTCTTTCATCTGGAACTGAAAAGGCTGGGCAGAAAAAATCGGGTCAGAGTCCGCTCCTTTTACCGTCCTTTTTCCCGTCCGGTATCGAAAAGCACTGATTATGGGCCTTAATAAGAAGGAATAACAAATGAGGACATTATCATCGACATTATTAGCGGCGCAGCAATCGGCCAGCTACACACCCGCGGTAAAAATCGAGGTTAAAAACAAAATGACCGGCGTCACGCGCTTCAACTGGGAAAGGTTATACCAGGGCAGCGAAGACGAATATTATCATGGGATGACGGCGGCCGGTGACGGCTCACTGATACGCGCCAGAATTACATTGCCGTCCGACGGACGTAAACTTTACCGGCAGCGGATATATAATCCCGGCTCGCAGTCCGATTTCAGCGCCTGGATTTACACCAATCAGAATAATTGTCTGGCGGCGGCAGCGGCGGCATACGGCAGCGAAGTTTCGATATTCTGGATAAACAGCAACCGTGAATTGAGGCG